AGAGAACCTCTCTCGTGACGATGAAGTAATCATTGTGATTGACTCTATTGGTAACCTTGCGTCTAAGAAAGAACTTGACGATGCACTGAACGAGAAGGGTGTCGCAGACATGTCTCGTGCGAAGGCACTGAAAGGTCTGTTCCGTATGTCAACACCATACCTTGCGATGAAGAACATTCCGATGCTTGCAATCAATCACACTTATAAAGAGATTGGTCTGTTTCCAAAAGATGTAGTAAGCGGTGATACTGGTATCTATTACTCTGCCGACAACATCTGGATTATCGGTCGTAGACAGAATAAGACTGGTACTGAAGTTACTGGTTATGATTTTGTTATCAAGGTAGAGAAGTCTCGATTTGTGAAAGAGCAGTCTAAGATTCCAATCTCAGTATCTTGGGATGGTGGTGTTGAGAAGAACTCTGGTCTCCTTGAGGTCGCATTGGCTGGTGGGTATGTTATCAAACCAAGTAATGGTTGGTACTCTCGTTGTCATGGTACTGAAGCAGAAGATAAGAAGTTCCGTACTAAGGATACTCTGAGTAATGAGTTCTGGGCACCTATTTTCGAAACGAGTGATTTCGCTACGTTTCTTCAGCAGACTTATCAGATAGGATACAGGAGTGAGATTAATCCTGAAACGTTGGTCGAGGAGGCCGTAGCATGAAAGACTTAGATTTAGATAAGCCGTCAGAAAACCTAGATTATAAATTAGTCCCTGTAGTTGCAGACGGTGTTGATGGGTGGAACGTAGATTTATTACGCTCCCCCTATAATGATGTAACTATCCGTTATAATAATGTTCGTATTAATGGTGATGACCAAAATATAACTTTTAACTTCGATGTTGTTGACACAGAAGACCCAACAGTGTATAATGTAGACAATGTTAACCTACAAGGGTTTGTGGGTGAAGTACTAGGTGATATTTTAGAAGCAGCCATTGAGACTGGTTCAGTAAACTTAAAGGATAAAAATGACGGACATCAATCTACAACAGACGATTCTACGGAATCTACTGACTAACGATTCGTATATGAGGAAGGTCGCCCCCTTCCTCTCTCCCGAATACTTCGAAGGTACTTACAAAAGTATCTTCCAAGAGTTCACCGCATACATCGCCAAGTATAATAACCTCCCCTCTAAAGAAGCACTCAAGATTGAGATTGATTCTGAAGACCGTATGTCAGACGAACACTATCGTCACACAATGGACATACTCCCCGACATCTTTAAGTATGCCGAAGAAGATCTGTCATGGTTAGTAGAACGCACTGAGAAGTGGTGTCAAGACCGTGCGGTATTCAACGCAGTGATGGAGTCTATCTCTATCATCGATGGTAAACACCAAGAACTATCCAAGAACGCAATCCCTGACGTATTGTCGAAGGCACTGTCCGTATCCTTTGATACTAATATTGGCCACGACTATCTGGAGAATGTTGATTCTAGATGGGACTTCTACAACATGGATGAAGAGAGACTGCCTTGGGATTTGGATTACTTCAATCGTATCACCAAAGGTGGTTTGCCTAACAAGACACTCAACATTGCTCTTGCAGGCACGGGTGTAGGTAAGTCTCTGTTCATGTGTCACGCTGCGGCAGCTGCGATGAGTCAGAATAAGAATGTTCTGTATATTACTCTGGAGATGTCCGAAGAACGTATCGCAGAAAGAATCGATGCCAACTTGTTGAACGTCCCCATTGACCAGTTGGAACATCTTAGTAAAGAGATGTTTTCAGATCGTGTTAAGAAGATCGCAGATAAAACTACGGGTAAACTTATCATTAAAGAATACCCGACTGGTAGTGCACACTCAAATCACTTCCGTGCTCTTCTGAATGAGTTGAAACTGAAGAAGAAGTTCGCCCCAGATATCATCTTTGTTGATTACCTGAACATCTGTTCGTCCTCTAGGATGAAGGCAATGGGTGGTGCTATTAACTCCTATACATATATCAAGTCAATCGCAGAAGAGTTACGCGGTCTTGCTGTTGAGTTTGATGTCCCTCTAGTATCTGCAACCCAGACCACTCGTTCTGGTTACAGTAATGATGATGTTGGTCTAGAGGATACTTCGGAATCCTTCGGACTGCCTGCAACTGCTGACCTTATGTTTGCACTGATTAGTAATGATGAACTAAATGCACAGGGTCAGATATTAGTTAAACAGTTGAAGAACCGATATAACGATCCTGGCCAGAACCAAAGATTCGTTGTGGGTATTGACCGTAGTAAGATGCGTTTGTTTGATGTTGATCAAAATGACTCTCCCCTAAATAAAGAAGTAGATGATGGCCCAGCTTTTGATAACTCAAACTCTGGTCAGAGGATTGACTCAGAGAAATTCGAAAACTTCACTTTTTAGGGAATTACTATGGATCCGGTAATACAGACACTTTTTACTATGGCTCTAATGTTTATTGCTACTGTTGTAGGTAAAAGAATAGGTAGACAAGAAGGAATTAATGCAGCAGTTTCGTATTTAATAGAAATGGGTGCTTGCACCGAAAATGATTTAAAAGAAGCAAATGAAAGGTTTGCTGAAGATATGTCAGATGAGGATGATTATTAGTAATGAGTGAAGTTGTTATTCGTAATAAAGAACTGTTAGGAGTGCTTAATAGTTTTTCTGATGAGATGTTATCAAAACCTTCTTATAACGATGAGAAGTACTGGACGTATCATGAGTATGATGATATCCACAAAGGAGAGTACTACACTTCTCGTGAGTATCTTGATGACTGTTTGTCTAGATACCCTGAGTTAGTAGGCCCACCGGATCGATACTTTGCACAACCTATATCTAAGATGGTACGTGAAGATAAAGAGATGTGGAGCGGATTTATGCAGAAGGTGAAGTATGACTTCGCTTCAGAGCTTGGTGCACACACCTCTGCATTGCTATCTTATTATCCGCCAGGCGGTTTTGTTGGATGGCATACTAACTATGACGCTAACGCATATCAAGTCTTATTCACGTGGTCTGAAACCGGAGATGGGTTCTTCGAGTACTACGATAAAAAGACTGACGAAATTACTCGTATCCAAGATGTGCCCGGTTGGCAATGTAGGCACTACTATTTTGGTGCAGAACATGAAGAAGATTTACACTGTTGGCACGCTGCATATGCAGGGTGTCAGCGAATTACACTAGCATACAAGTTTGTTAATAATGGTAGTGTGAACAACCCTGAAGATGCGCAAGCAAGATCTATGCGTGATATGTTAATTGATGAAATTGAGAGTGAAGAATGAAAAATAATGATGTGGTAACAGTAGTTACAGTAAGTGGTGAGTATGTTGGTCGGTTACAGAGTACCAATAGTAATGGTGCAATTACCATCAAAGATCCTCGTATGTTGATCCACGGTGAACAAGGTATTGGTTTCGCCCGTGGTGTCTGTATGACGAGTAAAGAAAATCCTGAAGCAATTACGTTTCAACAATACGTTTTGTGTACTGAAACAAATGATGATTTTTCAGCGGCATGGACTGAAGCAACTAGTGGAGTGAAAATAGCATTATGATAGGGCCAGATAAAGAAAAGGTTGCTGCGGCAGTAAGAGAGATGTCAGATAGCATGTTGCGTATTGACGCAGAGAAAGAACTGATGAAAGATATTGTTGATGTCACTGCTGAGAAGTATGAGATTGACAAAAAGCATTTCCGCAAGATTTCTAATATATTTCATAAGAGGAATTTAGAAGAATCTAGGACAGAGTCTAATGAAGTATATGATCTCTATGAGGAACTGTTCAAGTAATGTTATTGACTGCCGGATGTAGTTTTGTTTGGGGTGATGAACTGAAGGGGTTTGACCAAGATCCTCCTACCCATTGGGGACTCACCTTCACTTCAATAGTCGCTAGGAAAATGGGATTGGACTATGAGAACCGTGGAGTGTGTGGTGCTTGTAATGAAAAGATCTTCCGAGAGGTGACTGACTACATACACCAGAACCCCAACAAAGTAACGCACATGGTTGTGATGTGGTCTGCGTGGCAACGTAATGAACTTGTCGAGTACATGCCTCCAGAAAGAGAAGTTAAAATTGGGAGACAAACTGATGTTACCCAGTTCTCTCAATTGCGTACGGATATTATATGGAATAAAGAAAAGCGCTCTCTAATGAAGAAGTGGTTTGATACTGCATATGACTCTAAGACTGACATTATGCACACCCTAAGTAAGATGAAGATGTTGGAATCTTATTGTGACGCGGCTGGAATTAAATTAATTCAGGGAGTGTTTCATAAAAGGAATTGGAGTAACATAATGTCCATATTGACAGACCAACCTTCTGATGATTCTCCTTCTAAGGTATTGGAAAATGAGTTCAAAATAAACTCTATACCGGACTATAAGAAATGGTTAACCTCCTCTATAGATTCTCTTGGAACTAACAGTCGAGTCGGAATGGGACAAGGTAAAGATCTTTTTACTATTTGTAGAGAGTTAAAGGACATGAAAGAGTTTGGCCATCCAGGCGAGCGCACCCAAGAAGTTTTTGCAGAGTTTTTAATTGAAACTTTTCAAAAGTCAAATTAAAAAGAAGTATAAATAAACACACTAACTAACATTAATTTGTGGAGAAATTTATGAGCGATACTCAATTAACACTTGGTCTTTTTCTAGTCATTGCTATTGCAGTTGGCATATGGTTAAGTAAGAGAGGAGAAAACACTAGGACTGTTATCACAGGCCCTGCCGCAGACGAAGTCGAAGCACAAAGAGAAAGATTCTCTGCTATGACTGTTGCGGAACTTAAAAAGTATATCGCATCTAAAGGTAGAACAGGTCGTCTTCCTTCTCGTAAAGCAGACATTGTTGAAGTCGCCCTTCAACTATGGCGAGCACAACCGTGGTAAAATCATTCAAGTCCTTCTTAAATGAAGGTGTCAACGACCCAGCAATCTTCAAAGCAATCTTCCTTGCAGGCGGGCCAGGTTCTGGTAAGTCATTCATTGTCGGTAAGACGGGTCTAACCTCTATGGGTTATAAAGTCGTTAACTCTGATGATGCGTTCGAGAACGCCATGAAGAAAGCATCGATGGAAATGAATCCAGACAACATCTTCTCCGTGAAAGGTCAAGAACTTCGAGGTAAGGCAAAGAACCTTACTGACATTAAACAGACCATGTATATCAAAGGCCGTCTAGGTCTGGTCATTGACGGTACTGGTAAAGACCCAAGTAAGATTGCAGACCAAGCAAAAGAACTCAAGAAACTAGGTTACGATGTCGCAATGATTTTCGTGAACACTGATCTTGACACTGCAATCTCTCGTGATGCGCAACGTGCTCGTACACTGGGCGCCAAAGGTGTCACGGAATACTGGAAAGCGGTACAACAAAATATCGGTAAGTTCCAGACAATGTTCGGTAAGAAGAACTTCCTAGTTGTGGATAACTCTGAAGGTAAGGATTACCAGAAAGAGACTGTCCGTGCATACCGTGACGCAACCAAATTCACTCAGGCACCTGTAGATAATGCTAAGGCCAAGAAGTGGATTACTTCACAAAAACTCAAGAAGTAGTTATTGACAAGGATAGTGCATTATAGTATAATGGTTCAACAACTTTGAGGAACTATAATGAACTATCAGTCAAATCTTGCCAAAGAATATGCTCTCCTACTATCCAAGGTAGGAGATACCCCCACCCCCAAACAACAAAAGAAATTAGATAAACTTCTAAAACTTTTACGAAAAACTGTTTGACATTCCCCCAAAATACCTGTACAATAGCTCTTTAATCTCTAGGAGAACTTTATGGTGCGTTTATCAATAGCAGTCTCGATGCTTGTGTTTTTAGGTTATATCAGTTTAGTCCATGCAGAAACCCCACGCATTCAAGACAATGATGAAATCAACTGTCTCGCCTTGAATATATACCATGAGGCGAGGAGTGAAAGTCTCGCAGGCCAGTATGCAGTTGCGGACGTGACTATTAACCGTGTACACCACCGAAGATTTCCGTCCACCATTTGTGGTGTGGTCAGACAAGCGGTTCTCAGTCAGTGGGGTCTAGACCGAGGTATGAAAATCCCAAGAAAAAACATGTGTCAGTTTAGTTGGTATTGTGATGGTCTTGCGGATGAACCAGTTGAAACTTACTCTTGGTTACGTGCACAGGACATAGCAAGGGATATGATTTTCACTAAGAAGCACCGAGGCATCACAGAAGGGTCTACACACTATCATGCGAATTATGTTAGTCCTAAGTGGAGCTTTCATGAGAGCATGAGGTTAATAGGTAGAATAGGCGATCACATTTTCTATAAAGAGGAATACTAATGCCGATTGATTACGAATCGATACCAACAGATTTGTTCTCCGAAGACACTGATGTAGATAACGCATATATACTATACGATCATATGGGGGGTCTTATCTGCGTATACGGTAATGCAGAAGGTGCGGTTGACCGTGCTGTAGAAGAACTCACCAAAGATTACCAGTACGATGATGTGCACATTGATGTGTTTGACTGGGCGATCATGGTAAGAAGTTCTATCGGAGAAATTACCATATTGGTCGAGAAAATATACTAACTATGTCCCGTTCGTCTAGAGGCCTAGGACACCGCCCTTTCACGGCGGTAACAGGGGTTCGACTCCCCTACGGGACGCCATTTTCAGTTGAAAGTATTTCTTGTATAAATAGTAGAAACACATTTACAATCTTATAGTGAGAGGACATTATGTCTAATGATACAAATGCACCGGACGTTAACGATGGAGAACAGAACGTTCCTACTAATTTAGCAGAACAGAGTGGATTGCCTAATATGTCAAGCACAAGAATATTTAAAGTAGAAACTGATATGGTTGTCGAAGGTGATGTATATGCAAACGCATTCATCGGTAACGGCTCACAATTAACAGGTCTTCTTGGCATTGGGGATTACGCAATAAAGGTAGGATATAACCCTACTGACCCTAGTGACTTCACTTCTATCGTATTAGACGCAAAGGATGGTAATGACCCTGCAACATTCCGTGGTGATATCATCAATGACTTAGGTTCTGTTATCGTTGACGTATCAAGTACTAGTGCGACATTCAGTGGTACCTTGTTAGGCACAGTTGCTGGTAACAGTACAACACCGACAGGTTCACATACAATTCTAGATGTCGGCACAGACGGTACAGACGGAAGTCTCGATATTACAGACATTACCGCAGACGGTACAGTAGACTTTACTGGTGCGACTCTTATTGGTATTTCTGCTGGCGGAATTGACTTGAACGACCTTTCCGTATCTGTTGATGCAGTCGGCACCGCAAACCTTGCATACAATGACCTCACTGGTGTTTTCACATATACTCCACCCGACCTATCATCTTACTTGACTGCAAGTAGTACAGATACTTTGACTAACAAGTCTGGTAGTAACTCTCAGTGGACTAATGACGAAGGTTTTACAACTAACGTAGGTAACATCACCGAAGTCGTGGCAGGAACCTCCTTATCAGGTGGTGCTACAAGTGGTTCAGCAACACTGAACGTAGCAAACGATGGTATTACTGCGACTCAACTTAGCGTAACAGGAAACGGAAACGCTGGTCAGGTCTTATCATCTGACGGAGACGGAACTTTCACTTGGATCGCTGGTGGTACTGGTGGTGGTATTTCCCTGACAGATCTGTCAGTAACAGTTGCGGCTGTTGGTACTGCTAACCTTGCATACAATGACCTCACTGGTGTTTTCACATATACTCCACCTGATCTGACAACTTACTTAACAGAAAGTAGCACATCGACTCTGACCAACAAGTCGGGAAGCAATAGTCAATGGACTAACGATGAAGGTTTCACCACTAACGTTGGTGACATCACAGAAGTAGTTGCCGGGACAGGTTTAACGGGTGGTGCTACAAGTGGTTCTGCTACTTTAGATATCGATTCTACCGTAGCGACACTAACGGGAGCACAGACTCTTACTAATAAAGCATTAACCTCTCCGGCTCTTACTACTCCAACTATTGAGGGTGGTACTAGTGATTGGCAGTTCTCTGTCTCTGGTGATGACCTCATCATTAGTTACGGTGGTGTCTCTAAGGCGAAGTTAACGACAACGGGTGACCTTGTTGTAGCAGGTAACCTGACAGCGTATGGTACTATCTAATGGCACTGCCTACGAGTGGTACTATAACACTGGACGAAATCCACATTGAAGCTGGAGGTACTACAGGTACTCTAGCAACAATAAACGATGTGGATATTCGTGCGTTAATCGGCAAGGCAGCTGGTGTCGAGATGTCCTTTGATGAGTGGTATGCTCCAGCCGCACCTCAGTCATTTATCGTGACTGAGGGGACAGACATATTTGTTTCTACCGCATACTATGGTTTAAGAAATGGAGGCACTGTTGGGTCTGCATCTCCAACCAATATAAATGTTGCTGGTAATTCTCATCAAGTAAAAGATTCTTTCCGAAGATGCAGTCGTTCAGGTGGCGTTGATGACGATACCACTTCCGCATTTTACTTCGGACTTTATTACACTGCTGCTGATGACCAACCTGCTGATAATTGGTTCACCTCACTTGACATTGATGCTACAGGGGGTACTATAAATATACCTCAATCGACTGCATCCGTCTTCTCCACTGGTAGTGGGGCAACAGGATACAAAGAGTGGCGTTGGTTCTCTAGCGATTTCACAGCACAAGAACTCATTGACCTTTCATCTCAATGGGATGGTTCTGGTACTTCTGACGTAACAATAAACGAGTAATAACAATGGCTATCACTCTTACATACGACACTCCTGTCACCGGACAAGACAGACTGTCCGGTACGACATCTTTTGATACAGGGACAGGTGAATTTTCCTGTCCTATCATCTACAATGCTGGAACGATGGATCTGCCAGAAACCGAAGCAAGGATGATACTACATATACAGGAATCAACAGATCCTGAAACTAACCCTTAATAAGAAACTATATTATGCCAATTAAGTACAAAGAAGATAGTGAAACTAAAGACCGTATGACCGGAAAGGTCACAACCCAAAGGTTTTATATCCATGCTCTTAGCACCCCATCATTATGGGAAGAGTTTGAAAAGTGCAGAACCCCAAAAGTAAAAGTTAAATTTCGTAATGAACTAGTGAAACGTGGGTTTTCAAATCAAGACATATCAGAACGTCAAGCCTCTTGACAGACCGAGTCGTTTGTAGTATAATAGCGTCTTAATATTCCGAAGTAGCTCAGTGGTAGAGCAGTTGACTGTTAATCAATTGGTCGTTGGTTCGACCCCAACCTTCGGAGCCATAATGCGAGTGTGGTGGAATTGGTAGACACGCTAGATTTAGGTTCTAGTGTCGCAAGACGTGGAGGTTCAAGTCCTCTCACTCGTACCAATAAATGAAATGGATATATTATGAAACCTGATACTAAGTGGTACCCCGACAATCTTGACTGGTATGTGAAGTGGGCAGCAACTGTCTGCATCATTGTCTCTGTTATGTTTCGACAGGCAGGCCCAGAGTATAGATTTTGGGACTTAGCAGTGGGGGTAGTTGGTACAGGACTTTGGGCGTGGGTATCGGTGATGTGGGAAGACCGTGCACTGATTATACTTAACGCAGTTATGATGGTAATGCTGGGTTCAGCACTTTTGAGGGAATTTTTATGAGTAAAACGATTTATGCACACACTCCACCTTATACTAATGAAACTATAGAGTTTGAGCGATACACAAATGGTGTGTCGATGCAAGAAGTAGGAGAGATTGGAGTAGTCGACTACAAGTTCAATGAAGGTAATTTGATTCAAGAGCTTAAGGAATACATTGACTCTACGTATGATGCTCACTATTGCACATCCGGTATTCAGTCTAGCGAGGTTATCATTGATCGTGGTCGTGGTATGGGATTCTTTCTCGGTAACGTAGATAAGTACAATGCACGTTATGGTAACAAGGGTGATATAGATGATCACCGAAAGGATCTTTTGAAAGTATTGCATTATGCTTTATTAGGACTACATACACATGATTTGGAAAACTCGTGAGTTCAATGTTTTACTTGGGTTATAAGTTCGAAGAAGATATCAACGGTGTTAAGTTGCTGAACAAAGATGAAGAGCGAGGGATAGATTTATCCACGTCTTCATTTAAAGAAGGTGACATTTTTGTCTTGGAATCATCGGATGATGAACACACATACTTGAAAAGAATATGGACTGGTAGTTCAGTTGGTTAGAATGCCGGCCTGTCACGCCGGAGGTCGCGAGTTCGAGTCTCGTCCAGTCCGCCACACTATATAAACTAGGAGTGTTTATGAGAGGTAAAGCAGTAACAAGACGCCTACGAGAAGGTGCACTAGAACGACTCACTGAGTCGAAGTTCTTTGATAAGGTCAACAAGAAAGGTGTTGCCCGAACAGAAGCGCAATGGCAGAAGCGCAAAGATCAAGAGATCGAAACTCTTGAAGTATATCTTGGTATCCGTCAAGGTACTAAGAAAAAGCGCGAGGAGATCGTCCTCGCTTAAGGAAGGAGAAAGACATGGAAATGTTAGCAGTAGTTTTTTTAGTAGCAGTGGTAGTTTATTTTGTCAATAGGTTTCGACAAGGTAAACGTGGTTTAGGTCATGGTAAGGGTGGATCTGGTGGTGGAAGTCATCCGAACAACCCTACAAACCCTAACGACCAACTTAAATAACCACTAGGGGAGGTTCCAGAGCGGTCAAATGGATCAGACTGTAAATCTGACGCGAGAGCTTCGGTGGTTCGAATCCACCTCTCCCCACCAATTAGTCTCGGAATGACTTTAAACTTGCACTGGTCGTTACGCCCGTCACCTGAGTATGTGGAAAACTGCTCAACACACAACACACACAAAGGAGACAATTATGTCTAATGCAAATCCATACGAACTTCGGTTCCAAATTTTCGAAACAGCAAGAAACGTCCTAATAGATGAGTACTGGGCCCAAGTAAATCGTCGCGAAGCTTTGACTTCGACTGGCGGTGTTGATGTCATTCCGGAATTCCCCGACTATCCTACCATGCAAGATATCATGGACAGGGTTAAGGTTATCAACGAGTTTGTCTCAAACAGTTAAGCGGAGATTAGCACAGTCTGGTAGTGCACTGCATTTGGGGTGCAGGGGTCGTAGGTTCAAATCCTACATCTCCGACCACTTTTACTGGTTATAATTATTATGAACAAACTATTATTATTGTTACTGTTATTGTCGTTCTCAGCAGATGCTCAGAGAATAGGCAAATATGGTAAGGATGACTTTAAGTTTCTTGTTAAAGACGGTGAAAACCTTACCCCAAAAGTGGAGTTCATTTTACTAAAGAATCAACAAGAGTATGATTCTGTTCGCAAACAATACCTAGGCACTAACTGGAAAAACATTAGTGCCTTTACTCTTTGGAATGATTCTAAGGGAACTTGTAAGATATACATAAAGGACCCTAAATGGAAATACGAACCGGAACTCATTGGCCACGAAGTTGCCCATTGTATCTGGGGAAGATTTCACAAAGGCAGAAAAGGACTGCGAGGAAACTAAGGGTCTGATTCCCCTTTTAAAATAACTGAATCAGTGGTGCCTAGGAGAGCAAAGGTTTGGGGTGTGGCCAAGTGGTTAAGGCAACGGGTTTTGATCCCGTCATCGAAGGTTCGAATCCTTCCACCCCAGCCATTTTTACCACGGGGGGT